CAAGGGCAGGCATAAACAAGGCGCGTTTTAATTGGCGGTGTCCGTATCGGCTCAATCTGCCTTTTTTATTGACACTTGTCCCTGATTGTTCAATTTTTGGACTTATACCGGCAAAGGCTACAAATTTATTCGCTGTTTCAAAATTTTTATCTGTCAGGTGTCTTAGTAGGATCACTGCGGTTTCTTTTCCTATTGCCGGTATGGTTTGCAGGTTTTGATATTCGATATTTAGACTTTCTTTCTGTTTTATCATGCCTTCTATCCGCTTTGATGTCTGATCTATTTTTTCTTCAAGTAGTTCTATGATTGCTTCATGGGTTGATTTTATGTAGATGTCTTTTGCGGTATGCAATCTGTTTTGTGTTTCTTTTTGCTGTTCTTTTAGTTGTTGCAGCAGATTAACCAGCTTATAGAGTATGGGATTTTCAGACGACCTAAACGGTGTCATTTTGTCTAAGTGTCGGTTTGCAAATTCGGCAATAAGCTTTGAATCTGCTTTATCTGTTTTGGTATGGCTAAACTGACTTTTTGCGTATTCTTTTATTTTCAAGGGATTAATAACGTAAACTGTATAAAATGCGCTCAAATATTCAGCCGCCTGTTCGTAGTAAATGCCTGTTGCTTCCATACTTATGGCAATTTTTCTAATTCGTTTTGTTTTTATCCAATTAATCAGATTCTCAAATCCTTCTGTACTATTGGATATTTTTATATAGTCTTTGCTTCCTTTAGTTGTAATCAATGTTGCGTCTATCGTGTCTTTAGATACGTCAAACCCTATTACATTCATTTTTCATTTTCCTTATTTATTCAGCCTGTAATGGCTATGATGATATTCAATCTTTAAGGTAATTGGACGGTTCGGCATATCTTTTCCTCAGTTTTTAACTCTGGCCGTTTTACTGTCTAAACCGCCCAGGCTTTTGTTTTGCGCTTAAACAAAAACCTGTAAACCGCCTCAAATAAAACGATTTACAGGTTTCAATTTAATTTACCCAATTTCAAAAAGGCGGGAGTTCCCGCACCCCATTGATATTTATTTAACCGTTGATTCCGCTTAGGCTACATCAACAATTAAATAAATATCTCTTAACTGCCGACCTTTGCACCGTTTTGTAATCCGGTTGTTTGTCCTGCTTCGACATAGCCGTCATACATCAGGTTTTGAGGGCTTTTACCGCCCATTGTAAGCACTTGACCATTTTCAGGCGCGTAGGCTGTCTGCGGTGCTGTTTGTGGCTGTTGCGCGGTTTGATGTTCATCCTTATACGGGTTAAACGGCAAGCCGTTTTTGACGTAGTCTTTGCACATGGCTTTAGTTATTTCTTTTAAAGGTGTGCCTTGGGCGCTGTAACAAGTACAGCCACTATTACCACCTTCGACGCAACCGGCGATATACTCAAATGTTTTGACTTGGCGTACATTGTCATAAATAGGTTTTGATTCAGGCTTTTCAGCAAGTGTCGGAACAAAGTCTGTAGGCTTAAGGTTTGAATTTATATCTTGCGGACTTTTAGATTGGTCAGTTTCAGGAATTGACTGTGGTTCACTTGCGGACAAATCAGAAACAGATTGAACTACTTCAGATTGGCCGGTACCTTGCTGATAGATTTGATAGACGTTGTAGCCTTTCCAAGCCATGAAAGCAAATATACCTATCAAAGCCCAAACAGCAAGCGGAATTTGCTTTTTAAACTTCTGATGCTGGCTAGATGATTTGTAATATTTAAACGCTTCTTTTGGCGGCTTCCAGCTTGAAGATTCAACGCCCGTAACACCGGCGGGATTATCCAGGCTGGTTACGCACTTATACCAAGAATACTGTTTCATACCCACTGCCTTACGTTCAAGGTGTGTATGTTTTGATACGAGATTACGGACAAATACATCAAGCTGACTAGGGTGTTGGGTCATCAAGATAACTGTATGGCCGTGGTGACGAAGTTCGGTTAATTCTTGAATATAAGGCGGAACAGGGCGACCGGCAGCGCGAACAGGATAAGTATAGTGCGCCTCATCGACAATCAATACTGCACCAGTAGGCAAAATATCCCTTAAAGGCGCAGACATAATTTCTTCTTCCGTGAGTTCGTGGGCGTTGAATTTACGTTTATCCAAACCATCAATATGGCAGAAATAAAGCGGACGATCTACTTCAGTACCATCTTCTAGTTTCATTTTGAACAAACCGTCTTCATTGTTCAAAATCATGGACACTACGCGCGATGTTTTGCCTGTGCCCATATTCCCAGTAAACAAATAAATCATAATGCTACCTTGGCATAACAAAAGTTAATTTACTTAATGTATTCATTCCAATATAAAAACTGAATGCGCCGAATAAATAACCGAGACCTTGGCCAAAACCACCGATTAAAAGTAAATTAAGAATATCAGACGGCATGGAATTGATTGCATTTACTGTGTAATCTTTAAATTTATTTAGCGCAATAATATAGCCTGCATATGTTACAAACGTCATGCCAGTAGCAATAATTATTCTGACAATTAGCATTTTGAGCAAAATTGCCAATAAAGGTATAAGACCTGCAAGTAATGGCATATGTACCTCTTATTTCCTCAAAGATCCGAAAACAATAAACGCTGACATGATGATGAATCCGAGAAGAACGGCAAAACGGACTTTTTCCATGAAAACACAAAGTGGTTCATAGCTGATTTGTACCGGCCTTCCCCAAATGTTGAAGCTTTTGGGTTGAGGACAAACGCCGTTAGGCGGCAAGAAGTTGTCACTATCCCATGTGTTTTCATCAGTTACCTGAGGAATTTTAATGTCATCGAACATACCTTCTTCTGGTTTGCCCATTTTGTCACAGGCTAAAATATCCGGAAAAAAATCACAAAGTAAGCCTTTTGATTCTTCTTTCTTATCATCTTTTTTATCTTCTTTTCTTTTATCTTTATCTTTATCAGATGGATCATCATCCGGATCAGGTTTATCATCTGGACGTTTATCAGGCTTATCATCTGAATCGGGTTTATCATCAGGTTTTTTATCCGGCTTTCCATCGGGATTAGGATTAGGATCTGGATCAGGCTTGGTATTGGGTGCTTCAGATCCACCCGGTGTCAGATCAGGACGTTGAGTTGTAGCAACTTCAGCGGTCGTATTACCGTTTGAATCTTGGCCGAAAGTAATAGTAACTTGAACCGGTTTGCCATTTTCGGGAGTGAAAGGGCCAATAGTTACAACCGTACCGGCAGGAACTTTGATATTTTCTTTATATTCAGGTTTGCCAGTGCCTTCTACAAATGGCGTAGGATTTGCATCAATTGATGGGGTAGCGATTTTTAGGAATTTTTCTAAATCCAAAAGTTCTTTATCATTTTGTTTTAAACGGAAATGAATAGGGCTTCTTACATCTCCTTTAAACGAAACGTCACATCCTCCGCCGTTCAAATCAAAATAACATTTTTGAACTTGAAATTTTTGCCAGAAATAAACATCTTCGCCATCATCTAAATCAAGTTCTTTTGCCCTTTTTTTCCAAAATCCATTTGCAATTGACTGCATTTGGGATTCCATAAGTTTCTTAGCGTCTAACTCGCTCTTTCCGCCTTTTTCCATTGCTCTAAGTACTGAAGAATCAACGCCAAAGCAAGTAACATCTATATTTTTTCCATTTTCTTCAATCGTAATGCAATTTCGAGCAGCCCAATATTTAAAAAATTCTTCTTTAGATTCATCCCATTTGTAGCCTTCTGCTTCAAGTGATGGTTTCACAGTTTCATATGCTTGGTAGGCGAAATAAGCAGCTGTACCCCAACCTGATAAACGTGTCCCTAATGCCGCACCTTTTTTTACCAGGCCAAATGCGCCTGATAGGACGGCTTTTCGGGATACTTGGGCTTCAAGAGTTGCCCCAATTCGTGCAGTTGATGAAGCTCCGGTAGTTGATTCGATGACTCTTGCTGATGTGGTTGTTGATGTGCCGTAGGTGTTGAGATTGATTTTAGAAAAAAGACGTCTCTCCAAATCACTTTTATATTCAGTTTCTAATACAACTTTTGAGCTAACTTGAAAGTTTTGTGCATTCGATAGACCACTCATAAAAAGCGCACTCATTGTTAAAAAAGATAAAATTAAAATCTTCTTTTTCATTATTTTCGACCAATGACATTACATCGGTTAAAACCAAAACAGAATCATCGGGGAAACTCCATCTCCAATAAATTCCATTAGCCTTATTTTCAAAGTGGCATAAAGTGCAAAAAAGCTCAAATCCCTTTAATTCAGCTTCCCTACACATTAGAACCATAATTTCAGCCATCTTTAAGCCATAAAACTTACAGTTTTCATCCGACTTCAAATTAAAAATAGATTCGCTAAATGACATAATAAAATCCTAACTTTCGTAACGGTTGCAGAAAGTCAGGATTTTGCCATTATCCTAATCGGGTATCAATCTTTGAATAAAATCGCCCCTATCAAAACGGGTACTGCCAGTCCCAAGTAAAAATAGTAATCCATCATTTAAGAACCCTTTTCAAAATGGACACGAAATACACAGATGCCATCACGCCGAATAAAAGCCAACCTGTATCTAAACCGCTTTTTAAATTTTCACTTGGATCGCATTTGGGTAAATCGGCTTTAATCGTCTGTCCGTTCAGTTTCCATAATGTGCCGTTGTACTCAGGTTTAATGATTTTGCCGTCTTGGGTTATTTGAGGTACTACCAAGCTGAAATAGACGTTTTCAGCTTGGCTTTGCTCAAGACATTTATTCCCGACTTGGTAGTACATCTTAATTACCTATTAGCGCAACAAGCGTTTCACAATGGCAATCACGAACAGCGCGGCAAATACGCCGACTACCAACCAACCTGCCTCGAGGCCGTCGGCTTTCGCTGCATCAATACCTGATTTTGCGGCTTCAGGCAAAGCAGCATAAGCAGATGTGGCCAGTGCCAATGGAGCAGCGGCAACAACGGCCAGTTTTGCGCCGTATTTACGGCAAGTGTCATCAATTTCATGATGTTTTCCTTTACGAAATGTTTAAAAAAATGTGTTTGCGGGCTATGTGAAGGTTTTAGAGACCGCCCGCCGAGCCTCTTAAACTTAATCTTCTTTTGTATAAAAACTGAAAATTAAAAATTCTCCGCCGATTTCTTCAATCGCCGAATTGAAAGCATCTTCATAACTTTCATATTGCCCGGCAGATTTAATGTTAGGCGTGAAACCAATATCGCCGAATGGATCGGGGTAGATGAATTCATGATTTTCAAGTTCTTGAACAATAAATTTTTGCTGATACTTACTCATGATTCAGCCTTTCTTAGGCTTTGGGCGTTACGCCTTTAACTTGGAAATCAAGCAATTTAGGAACAAGACCTTTACCTGTTGATTCCATGGCAACGGTTACATCAACCGCGCATGGGAATTTGAGATTTTTCAATTTCTCAAAATTATGGCTATCACCAAACTTCATGCTAGCCGCGGTAAAGCCCACAGCATTACCGTTTGACGGCATAGGGCTTGCTACCAAGACAGTGCAAGAATCGATTTTGTTACCGTCGATTTCGCCTTTAAATTGTTTTGCTCCCAACAGGGTTGCTGAATATGTGGTTACTTGGCTTTGATCAAACATTTGAATTTCCTTTACTGTTTAAAAAATTTGAAATAATTTTCTCTTCGAGTTCGATGTCTTTAATGTGTTGTTTTTCCCTGTCTTGTGGGAATGCGGTTTCTTTCTCATCAAGCAAATCATCAAGTAATGTTTGCATGTTCAAATCATCAATTGCTTTTTGCTCTTCGTGTATATACTGAATCTTTTGTGTTTGATCTCTACAGTCGTATTGTTCAGGTTGTAAACCTTTGGGATAACCTTCAATGCCTTTTACAAGTTCATCGACGATTTTTGTGTCATCCCAGCCTATATCGCGAAGGAAATTAACCATCTTTCCAACCTGATTACGCGCATGAAACAGTTTGTGATCGAAAGATAGATTTACTGTTTCTGTCTTGGCATCCATCCGCTTGGATTCTGTTTTGAATATCGCCGTACATATCGGATAGGCACCGCCAAGATACGAACCCGGATAAAGCAAAACATCTAAGGGAATTTCTATATCGCCAGCCCGAAATTCAGTTTCAAACCTGACCCAAGGACTGTTGACATCGCCGAATTGTTTTCCTTTCTCATAAACACGGGTAAATTTGGAATTTCCGCGTTTACCTACATAAAAGGTTTTGCCGCTACCATCATCATTACGCCATGCAGTACCACGGCATTCGCTTTTTGGCCTCATGTTATGAACGTCAAAATGACCGTTATCATGATCAAGTAATGCCTGATCGGGTGTGTATTCGCCGTTAAAAAAATCATGTGCTACATCAACACGGGTAATCTTTGGACGTATGCACTTACTTAAAAACTCATACAGTCGGTTTTCCCAACCGGGTATAGCAGCCTGACAACCTGTACCATTCAATTCAACCAACATTGTTTCACGCTGACCGCCGTAATGAACCTTGCCATATTCGACGTTATCCGGGCCAAGTTGGTAACAGCTTTTATAGAAAAACTTGCCTTTAAACGGTAGTTTTTGGGTAATGCCAAAACCTAAAATTTCTTCTAACAGCTCGCTATACTTCACAACAAATTCTGTATCTGATACCAATCCTTTACCTGTTACTTTAGATAAACTGTCTTCGTGAATCGTGAAAGTGATTTGGTCAATAAATGCGCCGTCATCCCTTCCACGTCTTAACGGTATTTCTATGAATTTGCCTTTTCCATCCGATACGAAATGGCTGAAATATTCAAACTCAAAATCTTGGTTATCCGATTTTTCCGCACCCTTCGGATTAGGGGTTTTATTTTGCTCCCCCCCTATTAGCCTAGGGGGGCAGCCTTCGGCGGGGGTGGCGGCGGGGCTGGTGGGGAGGGCACGCGAGAGGGGGACAACCCCCGGGGGCGAG